TCCAGCAGATCAATGATCTCCGCCTCACCATTATTCTGGGCTTCTTCCAAACCGTTGATCGTTACGGTAGCCGCATACTGTCCCCAGTCGTACTCAGCAGCAGTAATGCCTGTCTGAGCCGTAATGTCGATAGCATCCGTACCAGCGTACGAGCCAGCAGTTGAGTTTGTCCCATAAATAATTGGGACCACGATAGCCTGACCACCCGAAATACGCCGAATTGTCTGACCATTCGTCAACGCATAGAACAAAGGCCTTGCGCTAAAGATGTTGTCAGTCAGTTTCGGGATGTAGTTCTTGAGGGTGGTAGACAGAACCTCGTCAAAAAGCGGGTTACCCGCCATAGTCTGTCACCTTCTCTCTAAGTTATGAAGAAAGTTCCTGTTTCGCATTCTGAAACGCCTCACGAATACTCATGGCGGGCGCTTCCGACTTTTTACGGGAGGAACCAGCCTGCTTGGAACCCGAAGGTTCCACCACGTTGGCTCCACGCTTGGCTTCCAGACGTTCCTGCTCTTTTTCCAACTTCTCCGCCTTCAAAGACACATCATCATACCGCATGTGTGTTAACGCGGCTTCAAGATTGCCTATTTTGTTGCGTAGAGCGTGTTGGAAAAGTTCAGATTGGTCAAAGTCGCCGTACTTGCCCTTTAAAACAGAAACCTGCTTCTCTAATGCTTGCTTCTTATGTAGCCGGTCGTAACCCTGCACGCGACCTTCAAGTTCCTGCAACCGTTTGGAAGTCCCATCATCCGGTTCATCCCATGAGGACCCCATCGGGTCCCCGGAATGTTCCGGTGCTGCACTTATTCCAAACGCATCACTAAGAGCCTTGAGTGTCGATTCTGGATCTGATTCCAGAGACGACACAATAGCCTCAGCCTGTTCCAACCTTTTACGTTCGGATGCCAACTCCTGCGTCTTACGGGTGTAATCCGACTGGCGTTGGTATCCATCCCGAAGTTCCTCCAGACTGACCTGCTCTTCTGCGCCATCCACCTTGACGGTGAATGACTCGTCTGCTGGTTCCTGTGAAACTTCAACTGAAGAATCTGGGTTAACCGACGTGTCGGTTCCCGTCGCATCTTCTGCCATTATCCTATTATCTCCTTGGAGTCCAAATGGTTGCTCCTATAAGACAGCCCTAAACTGTCCCACTTGCTGGTTGCCTATCTGGGGTCAAGAACCCGACCCCATTCGTTCTTGTAGCAGCCTCATCAATTCTGGCGGCATGGAAGGCGCACCGTTACCGCCCACGGGCATACCCCCCGGGGGCATGCCCCCCGGGGGCATTCCCTGCGGTATCCCCTGCGGTGGCCCCTGAGGTGGCCCCGCCAGAGAGTCCTGAGGGGGTTCAGCACCCTCCGGCGACACCGGCTGCTGTTGCATCAGGAACTTGTCCGGATCCTTCACCCCGAACGAGTTTTGCAACACGTAACGAACCAGTGCGGCAGGATCCACCACTGTTCCAACAAACGGCGCCAAAGCCTGCATCAACTCTACAGCCTGCCGCCTACGCACAGTGTCGTTGATCGGCTGTGTAGAACCAGCCTCAACACTGAAATCGAACTCTCCAACAATGTCATCCCGAGTGTACGTGATAAACATGTCCTGTGGACCGGCAATGGCGACACGCGCCATCTGTTCACCAGTCATAAACTGTTGCATGACCTGCACGACACGTCGTGCCACCTGCGCAATGGACATTTCAACAATAGCCAACTTTTCAGCGACCCTGCTGTTGCCTGCATCAGCAATAATGCTCGCTTCCGTCGCCGTGCGACGAATCTCCGGCATCTGACCACGCGCATACTCCGATACGCCCGACACCGTGTTGATGTCCTCTTCAATGATCGCAGAAAAGTTGTATATATCCGCCGACAAAGGTGTCTGCGGCATCGGAATAACAACTTCACTCAACGGCTTGTTCTCATCCACAACCGGCACCAACCGGCCATCCTCATCCGATTCTAGAGCCTCACGGCCCTCAGGGCCAAACGACCGCTCATGGAACAAGTATTTGCGGGCATACCGTTTACGGGCGTTAACCAACTGTGAACGGGTCTTATCCAACTCCAACTGCAACGACTCAATGCTTTCCAAGTCCCCCATCGGATAAAAATAGTCGGGCACATCATAGTTGCGCATCATCACAAACGGTTGACCGTAAGCGTAAGGCATCGGTGCCGGATCTACAAGAAATTCTGCACCCGACTGCGGTATCACAGCCATCGTGTTGTTTTCAATATCATAAAATTCGAACACGACAGTGCGTTCTTCATCAAGCAGGAACCGTTCCTGTTCCTGACGGTCAGTTGTACCAAAGACCGGGTTCAGCAGCGAATCGGCACTCAAATTTTTGCGTGCACTCGCCTTGTACCGTTTATCTTTCTTCGCCTCATCCAAAGATCGCACGATGCGTTGCGCAATCCACTTCGCATCCTCCATGCATGTCGCCTCCGGATCCACAAACATGTCGAACGGTGACACACGATCCACGAACGGCTGATCCTCCACCACAGTCATAGACGTAGTTGGAATATCTGCCGCTATCTGAGAGTCGTCAGGTAACTCTCCCGCCATGAACGGATCTTCCAAAGCGACCGTATCCATTTCGGTCACAGCAGTCTGAAACATTTCGTCCCGTTCAGCATCACCCAACTGGCGTTCCTGCTCAACAAACTTCCAACCAACCTTCAACCAGCCATGCCCAAAGATCAGAAAATCTTTTACAGACCGTTGGAAAGGCTTACGGAAATCGTGATGCCGCCACAAATAGTTGATGACCGCTTCAACAAATGTTGCCCGATCCTGATTTTCTTCCTTGTTGGGGGAAACAATCACCTTCGGATAGTTGACCGACACCGACGGCGAAATCACATTAATAGTGCTGAAAGCCAAATTGACTGCCACCAAATCCTGTGTGGCTGTCGTCCTAGGCCAATGCTTCCCCCTGTACAGGTCGTTCATGCGACGCCACAGGTTGTCGTAACCCATTTCGTCACGCCACCGTGCAGCACCCTCCAACTTGCGTTGAATTATCTCATACTTGTCAGCGCGAGTTAAACGAGCCATTTACTGCACCCCCCCCAACCGTTCAGGTAGGCGCTCGCGCCACCAATCCACAGCCTTACCAACCTGTGGCGCGATCGCTTTTCCAACCTCATAGCCACCATGTGCCATCATCGGCAACATACTAGCCAGTTGATTGGGTGGTATCTGTTTAAGCGCCTGAATAATCGCTGGCACTGAATGTCCGGCACTCCGACCCCGCGAAATTAGCAGCATTAGTCCCGCCACCATCGCCTTCTTCCGAACATCGTCAGCAATATCCCCACCGGTACGTCCCGGTTCAAGAGTCGGATCAAGCGGTTCACCGCCGCCCCCGTACGGTTGGGTGGAACGTGGAACATTGTTTGGGTTGAACGCATAGCGTTCCCTCAGCGCCTCCTCTGCGGTCTTCCAAGGCATCCCCCACGGCCGTCTACCCACACCCACGGCACCGTTAGCGACCTTACCCATCAGAAATATGCCTTATCGGGTAGACGTTCAATGTTGCGACCTGCCGCCTTCGCTTCCGCTTCAACCTTCCGACCGCGCTGGGCACGGGTCAGATGCTGCTCATCCGGGGGCAACTGGTCGCGCAATGCGCGACCCGTGTCTATTCGGATACCAAACAATTTTTGTCGCCACTCCCAAAGGTCGATGAGTTCTTCCGAACCCAAAGACCCCCTAAGAGATTCCGTGTATGAAACGAAATCGTCAAACGTCGCATCACGTGGCAGAACTGCCACAGTTACGGACGCTTGGTGTGCGGTGCAGTGTTGTGACCCTTCAGGTCCGGCTGCGGCTTCGCAGGCTCAACCTTGCCGACAACACCATGCTGATTCAGGGGCGTCTCACGCACCGAAATCTCCCCGTAGCCGCCAGTCTGATTGGCGTACTTCGGGTCGCTGAACCGCTGCTTCGGAGATTGCGGTGCCGCAGGCTCCCAAATCGGGTTAGATACAACAGAACCACCACGTTCCATCACGTCGTTCCTACCGGTGGAACCATCAATTGTCTGTGTTCCGTTTGTATGAGAAACGAAATTGGGCCTTGCCATCAGAAACCTCCTAGGTTTCATAAAGTGTCCTAAAGAGACAGACTAAAGTGTCCCACGTACCGTATTTGCACCGATTCGCAGAT